ACAAACTCTTAGAATCAGTTTACCAAGAAAACATCAATGAAAATGCTGATGAAGCCAAATGTAGCTCTATAGCGTGGTTAGCAGCAAAAGATGCAGGATGGGAACAGATTGAAGATAAATGGGTTAAGAAAGAAAAACAGGCAGATTTTATAGATGTTGATATGGAGATCTTTGCCACTGGAAAATGGAATGGTAGAGAATTTAAAGAAAAAGATATTGATGAAATCGTAGACAGTTATAAATCTATTGGAAGTCAGGTAAAGCCTTATTTAAAATTAGGGCATAATGACGAGCAAAAATTGGCAAAAGATTCAGGGTTATGGACTGATGGTAAACCAGCTTTAGGCTGGGTAAAGACTCTGAAGCGTCAAGGAAATAGGCTCGTAGCTACTTTGCGTGATGTTCCTAAGGTAATAGCTGAGTTAATTGATAAAAAGGCTTACAAGCGGATAAGCTCGGAGTTATTTATTGATTATGTACGAGACAGTAAAAAATATCCTTTAACATTAAAAGCTATTGCATTATTGGGGGCAGCGACACCAGCTGTAACGACCTTACAAGATGTATTAGCTTTATATAGTGAGGATGAAACAATACCCTCTGAGGTATTTGAATTTAACGCTGAGTTTAAAAAGGAGGTGCCAGAAATGGACGAGAAAGAATTACAGGCGAAATTGGATGAACAAAAGGCAGAAATGGAAGCTAAATTTGAAGAACAGATCAAAGAAAGTAAAGAAAAGTTTGAATCAGAATTTAGTGAAAAGACAAAAGCATTGGAAGCTAAGGAACAAAAGTATTCTGATATCGTAGATATGTTCCAGGATGTGGAAGATATTAAATCAGCTATTGAAAGTTTTAAGCAAAAACAGGAAGAAGTAGAAGCTAAAGAAAAGAAATATACTGAAGAACTAACGAAGGCCAAACAGGAAGAAGTTAAAAAGTATATTGATATTAAAGTAACTGAGAATAAAGTATTCCCCAGAAGCGTAAGCCTCTTAGAAAAGATTTTATTTTCTGTAGCTGACAGTAAAGAAGTACTTGAGTTTGAAGATGCCGAGCATTTTGGACTTAAAGAAAAAATGAGTCTTAGCGACACCGTGAGAGCTTTTATTGATTCCCTACCTGATATGGGGATGTTGAAAGAGTTTTCTTCTACAGACAAAACTTCATTGAATGTAGATGATGAACGAGAAGAGCTAATTTCTAAATATTGTGAAAAGCATGATTTAGATAAAAACAAAGCTAAAGATTTTGGTGAAGCACAGGCAGCTATTCAAGCAATCAGACCTGAACTATTTAAAGACTAATACGCTTATGGCGTGAAAATAAAAAGAAAGGAGAATCACAATGGGAAATATTGTAGAAAGAGGGCCAAGTTTTTATGCAACATTTGATGCAGCAGCTTCTCTAAGCACTATTGGTGAATCAGTCTATATTTCAGCAGATAACACAGTTGCTGTTGTAAACACTAACACTAATTATGCGATTGGAACTGTTGGACAAAAATCCAGTGGTGGTGAAGGAAGCTCAGTAGGGATTAATTTATTCCTACCGACTCGTAAAGCTATCGCAGGAGGAACTGTTACTGCAGGTGGAAGAGTTATGCAGCAAGCATCTACCGCTAAGTTTGTAGATTTAGCAGGTACTTTAACATCCGTACATGCATCTGGGATAGCAATCACAGGAGCAGGAACAGACGGAGAGTTATTTGAATTTATCCCACAAATAGGCGTAGCTAACGCTATCGTCATAGCTTAAGAAAGGAGGTGTAGATAAATGTCTTATCAACAAACAGATGTTCATGTTAATAAACCGTTAACCGATTATGCAATTCGTTTTTTACAAGACGATGCTAATTTTATTGCGGACAAAGTAGCTCCTAAAGTTAATTCTATTAAATTAGCTGATAAGTATTACACTTATGATAGAGCTCCTTGGAGGCAGTCCGATGACTTAAGAAAAGCAGGTACACAGAGTAACAAAGGTGTTACTGCTAATCTAAGTACAGCAGCCTTCTTGATTGAAAAGTATAGTTTGCATGATGTCGTGCCAGATGACGTAATGGATGAAGCAGATTCACCTATTGAGCCACAGCAGGACACAGTCGCAGACTTAGTAGAGCAGCTAATGATTAATAAGGAAATTCGTTGTAAAGATGAATTCTTTGTTACCTCGAGTGTACAGAATTACACTTCCTTAGCAACAGCATCCCAGTGGGGATATACCTCCACTACTACACCTATTGATGATTTTGATACAGGTAATTTTGCTATTCAAAAAGAAATCGGCAAAGAGTCTAATCAGGCAACAATAGGGAATGAAGTCTATAAGGTACTTAAGAACCATGAAGATATCTTAGATCGTATTAAATATACCCAAAAGGGTATTATTACGGCAGACATCATTGCAGCTTGTATGGATATTGATAGCTTACTTATTGGTAAAGGTATCTATATGACAACGGGTGAAGGCATTACTTCTGAAAGTATGTCTTATATCTGGGGTAAAAACATGCTAATTCAGTATGTAAGCCCAAGACCATCTAAGAAACGTTTGACTCATGGTAGTCAGTTCGTTAAAAAAGGTGGTGGAGCTTCTGTTAAATCATTCTATGATGATAAAGCAGACGGCCAATATGTTGAACCGAGTATTTATTATGACTTTAAAGCAGTCAGTAAATTATGCGGTTACACCATTTTTGGAGCAGTAGCTTAAGAGAACGTATTCGGAATAGGGTAGTTGGTTAATCTGACTACCCTGTTCAGGTTTGGAGGAACCCATGAAAATTAAAATGAATCGAGATTATAAACCAAGTTACAAGTTTGGCTGGATGTATAAAGGCCAAATCTATAATATAGAGGAAACCCCTATTACAAGTGCTAAAGCTGAGGGGTTGGTGAAATCTGGCTATGCATCTAAGGTTGCTGGATTTACTAAAACAACTAAACTTAAAAAATCAGTTCGTAACCAAGAACTTGAGGACATTGTTAAATTAAACGAAGAAGAAAAACAGGAAAAGAAAGCTAAACGTGATGAGCGTAAAGCGATAACAGAAATGAGAAAAACTGCTAAGGCTCGAAAAGCCAGCAAAAAGGAAGCGTAAAAGATGGGAAGGTATACAACAAGTTCAGCCATTTATTCTACACAAATCTATAGACTTTCAAATAGCGTAGTAGATACTGCCACTGTAGATTATTGGATAAACAAAGCAGAGTTAGAAGTAGATAGCTATCTGGCTAAACAGTATACCTTGCCTTTTTCTACTGTTCCGGCTCAAGTGAAAAGCATTAGTGAAGATGTATCAGCTTGTAAAATTTACAAACAATATCTTTATAGTGGAGATAATCAGAATGTTAATGAGTGGATATTAGAGTTATGTGAGGATACAAAAGATACTTTAGAAAAATTAGCTGAGGGAAAAATAAGACTTGTAGGTTCTACCGGCTCTGTTGAAACCAATGTTAATACAAGCATGAAATCAAACTTAGAAGATATCCCATTAATTGCAAATATGGATGATGCTTATAATTGGAATGTAAGCAATTCCTTACTAACTAACATATCTGATGGAAGGGAATTAGCTGATTAGTGGCTGAAAAGATATATATAGATGATAGTGTACTACGACGAAAGATACAGAAAGCTTTAAATGGATTAGATCGAGAAGCTCAGGGGAAATTATTATCTAACTTAGCAAGAACCGCCCAGGGAGATATAGAAGGCCATTTTGATGACGAACAAGGCCCAGGTGGTAAATGGCAGAAAAGTAAAGCTGCTACTTTTAGAAGTAGAACAAAACGCAAAAGAAAACCTTCCCGTTATCCAGACAAGACTTTAAGTGACGTAGGAGATCTGCGAAAAATAGAAATAAATATCAATGGAAGTGAAGCAAAGGTAGGGACTACAGTCCTTTATGGGGCTATCCATAACTTTGGCGGGCGAACAGGGCGAAAGCATAGTGTAGATATGCCTCAAAGAGAATGGCTTTATATTAGTGGTGAAGGGAAGAGAAAAATGCATTATGTTGTGGATGATAGAATAGGGGTGATCTTTGGAAAGGCAGGATTTAAAAGAAAATGACAGTACCGGTAAATTATGTAGATATCAGAGATCAGGTAATAGGGATATTAGAAACTGCTAATACCACTACCGCTAATTTTGATTTATCTACAGGTTTAGACAAACGCATACAGTCTATCGTAAGTACTGATTTAGCTTACACACCTAAGTTTAAACCATCTTATCCAATGGTATCTGTAAGGTTGAGACAAAAAACGGAAACACCAGAAGATTTTAATACTCAGAGATTTGGCAGAGAATTATCTTTAAATTTTGAAGTCC